TGGATATTGGGATATTTCTTGGCCAATTCGACAAAAACGGGAACAAGTAATGACAAACCTCGTTGAGGAGTCGAAGTATAAACAAGACGAATTTTACCATCGTTTGGCTTAGCATCTATAATTTCTTTTTCTGTAAATGGAACTATTGGTGTATCTAAAACAATCAATTTATTGGTTGGTTGTATATTTAACTTAGACAAAAACGAATTATATTGCCAATTTCCACAAAAAACAATTTTATGAAATCTGTCTTGACTTGTTTTTTCTTTAAGATGATTTGTTTCAGGATCTTCCGGGAGATCATGTAAATGATATATACGGATTTTATCATCATTTAAATGAGTAACTCTAGATGGAATGATTTGGAAATCTTCTAGTAAATCAGTTGGCAATAATGATTGCAATTGGCGTGATACTTGTTCAGTACCTCCATTAGATTTCTCTTGCATTTCTGTGTAATAAAAACCCATTTTTAAAAAAACTCCATTTTATAATCAGCTAATATGAAAAGATGGCACTTTGATAGATGTAGAAATTAAAACATCATATTTTTCTATACTCCATCGCAGAATTTATCATATAATCTAAATCGTCATGCAAATAATTGAAACCAGTTTCACGGATAAATTTGTCATTATTTGCCACAAGATATTGTGGATCACCTTCTCTTCTAGGACCAATTTCTGTTTTTATATTTCCAACCAGTTCTTGAAATTTATTCACGATTTGATTTACAGAAAATCCTTTAGAAGAACCTAAATTGTATGAGTTGAAATAAGGAAATTCTGTTTGTCTTAAAATATTATCCATGTGTATCATAGCTCTTGCAATATCGATAACATGGACATAATCTCGTATGCAAGTACCATCAGGTGTCATATAATCGTTGCCATTTATAATAAATGTTTCAGAATTTTTATAACAATCGATAAGTCTATTTAAAATGTGAGGAGTATTTGGCAATTGTCCTACATCTTCATATGCGCCTGCAACATTGAAAAATCTAAATGCGACAGATTTCCAATTCATTTTATCGTAACATGACCGAATCATTTGTTCGGTCATAAGTTTCGATAATCCATAATTGTTTGGAGGAACAAGAAAACTTATATCTTCATAACAGGCAATATCTGTTATAGCATATGTTGCGGCAGTACTTGCAAAAATAAACCTTCTATCTTTACCAATATTATTCATGAGCGATGTAGTTTTAGCAGTATTGTTATTGAAATAAAGCAAAGGATCGAAAGCGCTTGGTCCCAAAAGACTCGATGCCGCTAAATGAAAAACTGTAGCATCTTCAAATCTATCTAAAATCGCATTGGTACGAGTGCTTTTTATATCGCACAAAAAGGATTCATCTACATATTTATTTCGTTTATCGTAGATATCGTATACCGATCTTGAATCGGTATCTATACCAACAACATAGTAATCGTTTTCTTTGAGAAGTTTGGTCAATACATTTCCAATATAACCAAAATAACCAGTAACTATTGCACGTTTTTCCATAGATTATTGAATCTCATTCACTTTTGTATAAGTAGCATTTATACTAGTATATCTACCATATTCAGAAATAATATCAGAGCGTATGAATCCATATTTTGAAAAAATATCGTTCCACCAAGTTTCTTCTTTCAATGTTACATGATAATTTTCATCAGGAAATGTTGCTATACCAACAATAAAATGACCATTCATATTGAGATGATTGTTTACATTTATAAACAATTGATGCAAATCTTTTTCATATATATGTTCTAGAACATCGAACGCCGAAATTGCATCGAATTTTATTATTTGTTCAGAATCATCTACAATTTTAAATGGTTTAGTTATATCTGCCGTAAAAAGATTATGGGGAATATTATTCCATTCTCCAGTTTTATTCTTAAATCCATAATCGCTACCATCTATGCCAATTGCAAAAATATTATTTTTTATAAATTGCGATACAAATCCACCACCGGCACAACCCAAATCCAAATATTTCATGTTTGGGCCCAATTTACGAATCAAATTTCTAACATATAAACCGTTTTTTGTATTATCTTGTTTAGTTCCCTTTGGATTTGTATGATCATAGCTTTCACATGCTATTGGAAAATCTGTCAATAATTTATGCATTTTTTATCCTTTCTCTAAGTTCCGAAGAACTCCATCCATGTTCACGGGAAAAATAAATCAATCCAATTCCCTTATTTTTACAAACGTTTTTGCCGGTAAATTCATTTGAGTTATAATCGTCTCCAAGGAATCTTAAATGTATATCGGTAGTAATCAATATATTGATTAAATCTTTTTCCGTATCATAAGGAATAATATCATCGACATATTTTGTAGATGATAGTTGCAACCATCTTTCATATAAACTTTGAATCGGTTTATTCTTTTCTGGTCTTTCTATAGATGGATCGCTATGCAAACCAACTATAAGACGATTGCATTTCATTTTGCATGATTTAAAAAGAGAAATATGCCCTGGATGAAGTAAATCGAAAGTACCGCATGTAAAACCAATAGTAGTCATTTTTTTTATTTTTAAGCCTTACGATTGATAAATCGCTTCTTTATATTCTTAGCTTTGAAATATTCACGAACTAACTTTTCAACAACCGAACTGTCATATTCTTTGCAAGAAAAAACATCCAAATACAATTCATTCAATTCATTTACAAAATGACAACAGATATTGCTTGTTTCAATAAGTTGAACCAGCGTAAATCCAGCTTTGTCTCCACTGCCAAAATCTACAATTTGTGGTTCCCCATAAGCTACCATATCGATATCGTTTACCAATTGCTTAGCAAAATTATAAACATTGGTATAATTCGTAATCAATTCATAATCGCATTCAGATGCATCTATGATAGTGTGATATCCCCACCAAGATTGTTTTTGTGTTTCAGTCATCAACTTAATTCCCATCAATAATTATCTATAATTTGAACATAAAGAACGCTATCTATACGAAACGATCTCCAGCCATTTGCTACAACATCCCAAGCTGCAATGACATCTGGATTTTTAACATGAAAATCATTTTCTTCACGTTGTTCTTCTAAATTTCTTTGATAAAGTTCTGGCAACAAATGTGTTTGTAGAGTACAACGCATTATGCGTTGTTCACCATTTACTTTAGTAAAATGAACTTCAATAACATGTTCACGAAGGTCCTTAAGCAAAGTATCGCGTGAATACTGACCACTTTTCATCATATTATATATCCTTATTTATTCAGTAAGAAATACTTCTGTAGAATTGGCATGATTCAATGAAATATGTTCATTCAATTCTGTATAACCGCCAATATAAAATCCATCGATAACAATTACTGGAAAGGATTTTGCAGATGGAAATTTAGAAAGCAGTATTTCTCTCGTAAAATCTTTACCAAGTTTATATTCCTGAAAGGAAATATTATTTTCTATCAATAGAAATTTGGATCTTGTGCAATAATTGCAATTATCCTTTGTGTATAGTTCGAATTTCATTACGAAATAGCCTCTGTACCGCCAGCTCCAACAACAGTATATCGTTCGTTGTAATTGGAAAGTTCGGCAAAATAAGAAGTAAATTTGCTCACGGCTTCTTCAAAAGTCTTTGCCCAAACAAGGCGTTCTTGTTCAGCAAATACAGAATCAGATCCAATTGCATCTCTTCGAACTCTGCCCTTTATAAGGAAAAGAGTATTGAAAGAATCTTCATTTACTGCCGGCAAGGCAATCATATTTGGTGTAGCTACTGGGTCAGTATCTGGTATAGAATTCTTTGGCTTCAGAGGATACTTCAGTCCCTTATTCCAAGGAACTTTCTTAGGTTTATCCGATTCTACATTTACATTTGCAGTTCCATTCATAACCGCAGTATAAAGAGCATCGTTATCGCCCTCTGTTTCATAATCGAATTCTCGTGGAGAATTTTCTACTTTAGTTTCTTCTGGCATAATGTACCTCATTATTTTTTTGAATAATTTCAACTTCAACTTTTGCTACTCCTTTATCGATAAGACCTAGGAGTTTGGCCGAAGATTCACTTAAATCGAATTCACGACCTTTTATATATGGTCCTCTATCGTTTACACGAGCAATGACCGTTATACCTGTATTTATATTCATAAATCTAACCATTGTTCCAAATGGAAGAGTTTTATGTGCTACAGTAAATGCATGAGGATTATATCTCTCACCGCTCGCAGTAATTCCACGTTGTTTATACCAAGATACGTAAACAATACGTGTTGTTTTTGATTTCCTATTTACAATAGGATGAGCATTTAACGGCACAATAGTTGCAACCGATTTTGGCTCTTCTGACATTGAAGCCTTCGAAGTCTGGGCAGTAGCATCTAAAGATGCTGTTTTTATAACTGTGGTATCGACTTGCTGGTCGATAATTGCAATCGCTTTCGTTTCATAAACGTTGGTGTTTTTAACAGAGTCACCAACAACCCCCAAAGTAGTGCCCAAACCTAGAAGACCACAACAAATGGTCTTAAACATTGGTTTGTCTCCTTTTATAATATATATTTATGCTGCCGCTTGCAGTTCCTTAAATCTATCGGCAGCGGCAGAGGCTGCAAATGCAGCAGGTTTTACAACAGGTTTAATATTGCATGTTCCAACAATATATCCTATTGCTTGTTGAATGACACACGATGAACCTCTTTGTTCATCTGGATTTAAATCGAGATGTATTTCCGTATACCGTTCTCCTATCGATGATTTTATTTTTTCATAAAATTCGACTACTTTATAAACCTCCTTCATCAATCTTATAGAAGGTTTTCCTGGTCTTACATCATAATCCATTTCTCTAGTTACTTCACCAAATATTTTAGCGCCGCGATTGCCATCTATATGTATAACAGCAACCGTCGCATAATCTGCCATCCATTTATTTTTATATCTAAATCTTTCTGAATCGCATCCTATGTATATCTTAGAATTTGCAGACGAGGCTGCAATATAAGATGTGACTTGATTTATATCTAATGAGTTCATAATCATGATATTATATCAGTTTATGTGAATTGTCAACAAAAATTTTTCTCAAATGCGATCTATGAACTTTTACAAAAATCCAATCGTTGTAAAATTTATCGGATTCCAAAACTTCATATTCAAACTGAAATTTTGCTTCAATATAGTTCATTTCACCACGAGTCTTGCACAATCTAAGAATAGTTCTAACAAATTTATTTTCGCCAACAGATTTGACTTCTTCAATTAAATATTTATTAGACCCCCAATATTTTTTCCAATCGGAATCAACTAATATTCTTTTTTTCTTGCCCTTTATTTGTTTCGTTTTTTTGAATTTCAACATTTTTTTACCAATATACATTTTGCCAGTATCGATACGAGAAATCATATAAACAAAACCTATGTAAGGAACAAGTTCAGCCTCATCTATTTCCTTTCCTTTGTATATCCACATATTGAGAGTTCCATAATATATCTCTCAATATTTATATTTTTTTATAACGATAGATTTTCAAATGTATTGTTATCTACATCTTTCTTGATACCACCAATAATATATGAAATAATTTGGGTTTCTTGAGGTGCCACTTGAATTTCAGCTCCACTTATCCATTTTCCTGTCCATGGAAGAGGATTGGAACCTGTTTTATAAATTTGTGGCAATCCTAAACTTTGCATCCTCTTATTGACAATCCATTCCACATATTCATTAAGAAGTTGTGAATTCAACCCTATCATAGAACCATCTTTAAAAAGATAATCCGACCATTTCTTTTCTTGTTCAGCCGCAGAACGAAACATTTCAATGCATTCATCCCTTGTTTCTTCTTTGATTTTTATAAATTCTTCATCATCGACAGGAAGAATTTTTAAAATCTGTTGTGTTCCAGCAAGATGTAGATTTTCATCCCTGCAAATCAATTTAATGATTTTAGCATTTCCTTCCATTTTCTTAAGTTCAGCAAAAGCCCAAGAACAAGCAAAACTCACATAAAATCTAATACCTTCTAAAATGTTGACAGACATCA